TGCGAGAAAAGCGACCATGCAAAAACGACATTCATCCAACCATGAAGCCAATCGCCCTAGTGAGCAAGCTACTCAAAAACAGTATGCTCAAAGGCGAGCGAGTTCTTGATCCATTCGGTGGCTCAGGTTCAACACTCATAGCAGCGGAACAGCTGGGACTCAAGGCGGCAATTGTTGAGCTTGACCCTAAGTATGTAGACGCAATCGTCACGCGTTGGCAAAACCTAACTGGACAAAAGGCGGAGCTACTCAAATGACAGCCGGCAGACCATCAAAGCCAATCGAGCAGAAGCGAATGCTAGGCAACCCAGGTAAGCGAGCACTGCCCTCAAACTCCCTAGCGCTCCCAATGGCAACCGAGACACCCGTACCAGGCAGACCCCTGCTCAAGTACGGACAAGAGGTCTGGGACAAAATCTGGGAAGCTGGCGTGAACTGGATAAGCCCAAACACCGACATCGAGCTATTGCTTATGACCTGTGAAATGGTAGACGAGCGCTGGAACCTTCGCATCAAGGTGATGCAGACAGACGACCCGAGGATGAGGCGCGGGCTTCGTGAACTAGACAAACAAATCGTAAGCAACCTGTCGCTCATGGGCTTCACACCGTCTGACCGTTCAAGGCTTGGCGTTGCCGAGGTGAAGGCACAATCTAAACTAGAAGAACTAATGGAACGAAAGGCAAACCGTGTGGCCCCCCCAATGGCTGACCCCAGTTCCTCAAGCTGACCTAGACAACGGCGACGGTGATGTTGTAATTGACTTTGCTGAAGCGTTCGGAATTATCACAAAGGATTCAGTAGCGGGTCGAGCAGGCGAACCTTTGCATTTGAGGGACTGGCAAAAGGACTTAGTGCGTCATGTTTTTGCAGGCGACGGCAACGGATACAAGCATCGTATAAGCCTTGTCGGCCAGCCCCGAAAAAACGGCAAGTCAGCACTCGGATCCATTTTTGCCGCTTACAGCTTGGTGCTAGGCGCTCGCGGTGCTGAGGTTTACTCGGTGGCAGCGGAAAAAGAACAGGCTCGAATTGTGTTCGCAGACGCAAAGCGAATGATTGAAGCAAGCCCTGAGCTAAGTGCTATTACCAAAATCTACCGCGATGCAATTGAACTGCCTCACGCGGGTAGCGTTTACCGAGTGCTATCGGCGGAAGCATACTCAAAGGAAGGTCTAAACCCTAGCGCCACAATCTTCGACGAGCTTCACGCGCAACCTAACCGCGAACTCTTTGACGTAATGTCCCTAGCTATGGGTTCCAGAGGCCGTCAGTCAACCCTTATAGCGATTACCACAGCAGGTATGCGCTCTGACCAGACAGGCGGAGATTCAATCGCTTACAGCCTGTATAACTACGGCAAGAAAATAGCGACAAAAGAGATAGAGGATAACTCGTTCTTTATGGCTTGGTGGGAAGCTCCACCGGAAGCTGATCACCGCCGACCAGAAACCTGGGCGCTGGCTAACCCAGGCTATGACGACATCTGTTCTGCCGAAGACTTTGAATCAGCGGTCAAGCGCACCCCCGAAGCCGAGTTCAAAATCAAGCGCACAAATCAATGGGTCAATGCCAAAAACGCATGGCTACCAGCCGGAACCTGGGAAGGCTTAGAGGAATCGTTTGAGCTATTGCCAACCGATGAATACATCCTCGGCTTTGACGGCTCGTGGAAGAACGACAGCACAGCCCTAGTCGCAGTGATTATGCCCCGCGAAGAAGGCGACGTATTCCGAACCTTCCGAGTAGCAAGCTGGGAAAAGGACTTCACCCTAGACGACGACTCGTGGATTGTTGACAAAGCGGAAGTAAGCAAAACAATAATTGACTACTTCCTAGCCAACCCAAACTGCCGAGAGATTGTCTGTGACCCCTCATACTGGCAAGACGAGATGTATCAATGGGCAGACGCAGGGCTACAGGTAGTCGAGTACCCAAACACAGTCAGCCGAACGGTTCCAGCCACAGCCAAACTATTCGAAGCAATCATGAACGGAAAGCTGAAGCACGACGGCGACGCAGCGCTTGCTCGGCATTTGGAAAACTGTATTTTGAAAATAGACAACCAGCGAGGCGCTCGCATCACAAAGGACTACCGCAACCCAAAGCTAAAAATCGACTTAGCGATTGCATTGCTAATGGCGTATGACAGGGCAAGCGGTAGACTAGAAGAAGTGCTAGTGCCTCAAGTATTTGTATAGGCGGTAATTTTGGGAATCTTTGACGGACTGCGTGGCAAGCGTTCGATTAGCTATCAGACAATCTGGGGAGCTGGCGACGACATTTCTATGTCAACGCTTAGTTCAACAGTGGTAACAAGCGAGACTGCGTTTCAGGTCAACGCAATCTACTCTGCGGTTTCACTAATCAGCGACACAATCAGCTCGCTGCCAGTTGACACATTCATCAGACGTGACGGATCAAGGTTTGCTTTCCGACCTCGCCCGGTATGGGTTTCACGCCCTGACGTTGACACAACCAAAGAAGCCTTCTGGGGCGCAACGATTGTCAGCCTACTACTTGACGGCAACGCGTTCATTCGCGTCTACTCAAACGACGCTGGCGAAGTTGTAAACCTAAACGTTCTAAACCCTCACAAGGTCGAAATCCGTCGCAACGGACTAGGGCGCGTAATGTTTGAAGTTGAGGGCGAGAGCCGTCTGCTATCAAGCGACGAGGTTATCTTCATACCTGACGTGGTTCGCCCTGGTCACATGAGGGGCGTTAGCCGCGTGGAAGCACTAAAGGAAAACTTCGGTCTTGCTATTGCGCTCCAGTCATACGCCGCCAAGTTCTTCGGATCAGGCACACAGACTTCTGGAATCATTGAGTTCCCAGGCAACCTAACCGCCGAACAAGCGAAGGCACTGCAAGAAGGATTCGACGCTAGGCACAAGGGCTGGGGTCGAGCACACAAGACCGGCATCATTTCAGGTGGCGCAAAGTACATCACAACCTCAGTCGAAAACGACAAGGCACAATTCCTAGACTCACGTCGCCTAGCTGTAGAAGATGTAGCCAGAGCGTTCAACGTTCCACCTCACCTGCTAGGGCTACCAGGAACAAACAGCTACGCCTCAGTCGAGCAGAACAACCTAGCATGGGTGACTCACTGCCTACGCCCAATCGTGCAAAAGCTAGAGACAGCATTCACGCCGCTACTAAGCCGAGTGCCAGGTGGCGAAACTGCGTTCTTGAAGTTCAACCTTGACGGGCTACTTCGCGCAGACATGAACACTCGAATGAGCGCATACTCAACCGGATTGAATTCAGGCTTCCTGACAATCAACGACGTTCGTCGCTTGGAAGACTTACGCCCGATCAACGACGCAAGCGCAGACACCGTTCGAGTACCACTGGCGAACGTAAACATTGAAGCAGCAGACCTAACGGCAAGTGACAAGCGAGTAGGCATGGCGCAGAAGCTAGTGCTTGCAGGCTTTGACCCCGCCGAGGTTCTGTCAGCTATGGGCTTGCCCGCAATGACCCACACCGGACTGCCAAGCTCACAGCTTCAGCCGATTGCCCAAATTGACCCAGAAGATCCAACTAGCGCATACGAGGTCTAACCATGCCAATACACACAGAGCACTTCACGCTTAGTAACGTAACAAGAACAAAAGTGTGCGCGGCAGATAACCAGCCACAAACCGTCTGGGTTCACAACTCAGAACACTCGCAATCAGACGAGGTCTTTATCGGCAACGCAACAGTAACAACTGCCAACGGACTTCACATTCACTCAGATGAAACCTTGCAAATAGAACTAGACCCAGGCAGCGAGCTATGGGCAATCTCAGACACAAACGGGTCACTGTTTCAGGTGATGTGTATAAAGCAGGACTAATGACAGAACTGGAAAATACAAATGGCGCTAATACCGAATGGCAGCAAGATGCCAGTAACGAACAAGAAGCCAGAGAGCTTCCAGAAAACTACCGACCAGCCCTTGAAGAAGGAGTCCCTGAAGGTAGAGCCTGTGGCAACTGTTTCTTCTACGACGAAAGCAGAGTCAACGAAGCCGGAGACAAAGCCTACTGCGAAAAGTGGGGTGACTTCGTCAGAGGAGACTACTACTGCAACGCCTGGCAAGAACAAGAACAAGAACGCCAAGAGGCAAGAGACGTAAACCTAACGCCACCTGCCTACATGAGAGCAGCCGCTCGCCAAGGACTCAAGTATTACAAAGAGGGCAAGGGCGGTGACGGTTTAGTTGATAGGACTATCCGCGAAGCCCGAGCAATGGCAGACGGCTCAGTCAGTGAAGACAAGTGGATCAGAATTAGGGCGTGGATTGCTCGTCACCTTGACGACCTAGATAGCCCTAACGCCAAACCAGATTCAGACAACTATCCAAGTGCCGGTGTGGTCGCGCACTTGTTGTGGGGATCAGGGCCGTCAAAGCAGGCAGCGCGCCGAGCATTAGATTATGCCGAGGGTGTTGTTAGTAGAATTGAAGAAGAACAAAAAGCAGAAGTGAAAGGCAACACATTGTCAAAGATGGAACAGCGCGTCAACACAACAGAGTTTGAGGTGCGTGAAGAAGGCGACGGTATGCACTTCAGCGGTTACGCCGCACTATTTGAATCGCCGTCACAGCCACTACCGTTCACCGAGAAGATTCAGCGCGGAGCCTTCAAGCGTTCACTACGCGCTCGCAACGACATCAAGTTCTTGTGGAACCACGACTCAGGCGAGATACTCGGCTCAACCCGCGCCGGCACTTTGACCCTAAGCGAAGATGACCGAGGACTAAAGGTTGAGGGTATGCTGCCAAACACCTCACGCGGGCGCGACGTTGCCGAGCTACTAAAGCGCGGAGACGTTGACGCTATGAGCTTTGGCTTCTCAGTGCCACAGGGTGGCGACACCTGGTCAGCCGACGGATCAGAGCGCACACTAAAGTCAGTGCGACTTCACGAGGTTTCAGTTGTGGCTTGGCCTGCTTACACCGCTACCGCCGGAACGGTATCAGTGCGAAAGTATGAAAAGACAGCCGAGCGCGCAGATGTAAACGCCGACGCATTGGCAGACGCACTACTCAAGATTGAGGATGGACTAAACATCACAAGCGACGAGCAAGAAATGCTAAGTCGAGTAATCAGCACCCTAGCTCCAGAACCAGAGGCAGTAGAAGCAGAACCAGAAGTCACAGGTGATGTTTCAATGCTAGAACTAAAGAAGAAGAAGCTAGAGCTTCTCATGAAGGGCATCTAATGGCTACCAAAGAACAAATCAAAAAAGCAATCCTAGACATTGCTGGCAATCCATCAAGCGGAGCAATTGCTTCACTAGCAGACAAATGGGCTGACGCTATTGCAGAACTTGACAAGACCCCTCGGTCTGACTCCGAGGTCGCGGATGGCGCTCCACTTCCTGCGCCCAAAAAAGAATCTCGTGTAACCAAGCCGACAGAGATCAGGTAGTTTCCCCTTTCCTGCCTGAGTCGCCAAGCATCAAGATTCTTCCCCCCGGTCTGCTTTCGCCGGGGGGTTTCTTGTGTCTAGTGACCCTTGCCAAAATCAAGTAACACCCATTGTTGTAAACTAGAACAATCGGATGTGAGTCAGCTCTGCCGTAATCAGTTGAGCGTCAACGCCACTGTATCCCTGTCAAAAAACTAACAAGGAGACTAAATGTCTGAGTTTATGAAATCTCAGCAGGAACTCCGCAACAACCTCATCATGCAGGTTCGTGAAGTCATTGACTTCGCTGAATCAGAGGGTCGCGGACTTGACGCTGCTGAACTATCCAAAATCAACGCTATCGAGGCTGACATCGCCAAGGCAGATGAAACCATCAACGTAGCACAGCGCTCAGAGGAGCGTAAGGTAGAGGCTTCTGCTGCTGCCAAGGGATTCATTCCTTCGGTATCAGAAGAGCGTTCTGCAAGCGACATTCTTCGCGCAGTAGCAACCGGCGAGGAGCGCTCATTTGAGTTCGCTCGTCGTACGCTTTCCCCAACAACCAACACCGTACCAAAGTCGTTCTACGACGAGGTATTTGACATTGCTCGTCTAGCTGGCCCAATGCTAGAGGTATCAGATGTAATCAACACGACATCTGGGGAAGATTTGACCCTTCCAACTTTGGGAGCCTACAGCACCGCAGCACTAACCGCTGCCGCTGGAACCATCTCTGCAAGCGACCCAACATACTCAAGCATCACCCTTGGTGCTTACAAGTACGGATTCCTAATCCAGGCCGCAAACGAGCTAGTAACAGACGCAGGCTTCGACCTAGCTTCTCACCTAGCTAACCAGGCTGGTAACGCAATTGGTTACGCAGTGAACGCTGCTCTAACCACCGGAACCGGATCATCACAGCCAAACGGTATCGCTACCGCAGCTGGCGCAGGTGTGACTGGTGGAACTGGTGTTACTGGCGCGTTCACCGCTGACAACCTAATCGACCTTGCCTACTCAGTAGACGGTGCGACTCGTCGCAAGGCATCTGCTGGCTTCATGGCAAACGGTCAGACAATCGGCGCTATGCGCAAATTGAAAGATACCGCCGGGAATTACCTCTACCAGGTTGGCGTTGGATACCCTGACACCTTCGCTGGCTTCTCTGTAGTAGAGAACCCACACGTTGCTGACATTGCAGTCGACGCAGATTCAGTTCTGTTCGGTTCGCTTGACAGCTACAAGGTTCGCGTTGCTGGTGGTCTACAGGTTGCTTCTTCAACCGACTACGCATTCAACACCGACCTAACCACTTGGAGATTCTTGATCCGTCTTGACGGTGACTTGACTCACTCCTCTGAGGTTGTGAAGTTCACCGGAGCTGCTTCCTAAGCTTCGGCACTAAGCTGAAAGGCTCCCCGCTTGTAGGTTGGCGGGGGGCTTTTCTTTTTATGTGGGGGCGCTCTAGTAGAATAGAAACATGGCAATCACTAATGGCTATTGCACCTTAGCGCAAATCAAAGCTTCGGCAGGCATCACCGACACAGTTGATGATGAACTGCTTGAGCTTGCCGTAGAAGCGGCATCACGCGAGATAGACAGCGCTTGTGAGCGCCAGTTCTTTCAGACAGCGACAACACGCATCTACACGCCTCGCGATTCGTTCGTGACAGAAATAGATGACCTGGTAAGCCTCACAACCCTAAAGACCTCATCAGCAGCAGACGGTACGTTTGACACCACCTGGACAGCTACCGATTACCAGCTAGAGCCTTTGAACTCTCTCGCCGGTGGTATCGTAACGCCTGCCAATCAGATTAGAGCTGTGGGAGATTACACATACCCAATCAGCGGTGGCGAGGCTACGGTGCAGGTCAATGGAACATTTGGCTTTGACGCAGTCCCAACACAAATCACCCAGGCAACAGTCCTGCTCGGTGCTCGCATTTTCAAGCGTAACGATTCGCCACTTGGTGTCGCTGGCTTCGGTGACATTGGCGTGATCCGCGTGGGCAGACTTGACCCTGATGTTGAGGCCATGATTATGCCGTTCAAGAAGGTGCGCTTCGCGTGAGCATCACAGCTATCAGAGATGCCCTAGCCACTAACATCGGCACGATTTCTGGACTTCGCACTTCAGCAGAGATACCAGATAACCCCAACCCGCCACAGGCGGTAGTTCAGCTCCAGTCGGTAAATTACGACGGAGCGATGCAACAGGGGCTAACAACTTACAACTTCCTCGTCTCGGTAATCGTTGGAAGGGTTGACGAACGAGGCGCACAACGCAAGCTAGACAGCTACGCATCCTCAACAGGAGCTAACTCGGTAAAGCTCGCTGTGCAATCAGACAAGTCTCTTGGTGGTAACGCATACGACGTGAGGGTCACAGACATGACCAACATTGGTGCGGTATTATTAGGAGACGCAACATACCTCGCGGCAGATTTTGTCGTGACCGTTTACGCTAACTAAGGAGAACACTGTGGCAAAGTTTGTCGCTACTGACTACACAATCACAATCGGCGGGACTGACTTTAGCTCAAGCCTTGCCGCTGCAACCCTAGACATCACCGTCGAGGAGCAGGACACAACAGCATTCGGAGACACCGCTAGAACTCGTATCGGTGGACTACAGGATGCATCTATCAGCCTTGACTTCCACCAGGACTTTGCTGCTAGTTCAATTGACGCTACCCTATTCCCACTACTAGGAACAACCGTAGCGATCTCAATCACCCCAACTTCAGGTGCCGTATCAGCCACCAACCCGACCTACAGCTGCAACGCTTTGGTTACCCAGTACCAGCCATTTGCGTCAAGCGTTGGCGACCTAGCTACCCTTTCGGTTAGCTGGCCAGTATCAGGCGCTGTAACTAGAGCCGAAGCATAAGGATAAACAAATGCAAATCAACCTACGAATTGTTTACGCAGACGGAACCAACAAGGATGTAAGCGCAGGTGCGTCAGACATCGTCGCATTCGAAGAAAAGTTTGACTTGAGCGTTGCTCGACTTGAACAGAATGTGAAACTGACGCACTTGTTCTTCCTTGCTTGGCATTCAGAAAAGCGCACCGGCGCTGTAAAGGATGACTTCAATAAGTGGCTGGAAACAGTTGACAGCATTGAGGCTCAAGAAGTAAAAAAATAGTCGGTCTGGGTGATGACAGCCTTCACTGGAACATCGCCTGGATAGCTTGCGAAACAGGCATCAGTCCGTTGGACTTGCTACAACTTCAACCACGAATGCTTTGGACAATGGGTCGCTACCTAGAATCCAAAAACCAAAGGCAACAGCGTAAGCGGTAAACTTGTAGCTAGAGGAGCGCGGATGATTACACCAAGCATTGACCAACAGGGTCTGCGCGTCGCACTTGCTGAACTCAAAGAAGTAGAGCCAAACGTCGTAAAAGACTTACGCACAAGCCTGCGTCAAAAGGTCGGGCCATACGCTAGAGAAATCGCCGCCGCCGTTCCAGTAGAGCCACCGCTATCCGGCTTCGCTAACAACGGTGCAACCTCATGGGCAAGTGTTCGCGGATCGGTCAGCTTCACGCCAGGGCGCTCACGCAAGACGGGCAATCACCTAGTCAGCATTAGGGTAACCCCAGCCAAACAAAAGCGGGGCTTTTACATTGGCGAGCTTGCAGGCATGAGAACCAACGGCATCACGAGAAGTGGTCGCGCATTGATACGAGGGCTAAACGCAAGGTACCCAATGATCAAGCGTGGTGGTCGCTGGGCGTTTGAGAAGTTCCGTCAGACCAGACCAGAGTTCCAAGCCCTTGCAATTACATCGGTCAAGATGACCACCGACAAAGTCAACAAGAAGCTGGTGCGCTAATGGCTATCAATCTCCCGATTCTAACTAAGTTCGACAACTCTGGAATCAAGGCAGCCGACGGCGCTCTAAAGAAGTTTGGAAAGGTTGCCGCTGGTATTGCCGTAGCAGCAACGGCAGCAGTAGCAGGAATTGCCACAGCCTCAATCAAAGAGTTTGCAAAATTTGACGCTGCCCTCACAAAGTCCACAGCTATCATGGGAGACGTCTCAGACGCTCTTAGAACGGACATGGCAGACGCAGCTAGGGAAGTTGCCAAGACCACAACATTCTCCGCAGAGCAAGCCGCTGAGAGCTACTACTTCCTAGCCTCGGCAGGGTTGGATGCAGCCGCTTCTATTGAGGCGATGCCAGCCGTTGCACAATTCGCCCAGGCGGGTATGTTCGACATGGCGCTTGCCACCGACCTATTGACAGACGCGCAGTCTGCTCTGGGCTTGGCGGTCAAGGATGACGCTGTAGCCAACATGGAAAACATGATTGTGGTTTCCGACACATTGGCTCGAGCCTCACAGTTGGCGAACGCAACGATTGAACAATTCTCCACCTCGCTAACAACCAAAGCTGGTACCGCTCTAAAGTCAGTCGGCAAGGATGTCCAAGAAGGTGCAGCAGCCCTAGCCGTATTCGCTGACCAAGGTGTCAAGGGCGAGCTGGCTGGTACGCAACTAACAAACACAATCTTCGGATTGAG